CACTACCAATATCGGGAATATAACCACCGGCTCCGATCCTACGCACACCTACACGTTCCCGGCCAATACGCTGGCGGTAGATGGAGAGTCGATCGAGGCAGAGTTTTTGCTCCTGTTTGCAGCCAATGGCAATCTCAAACGGGTGAATCTCGAATGGGATTCAATCAATGACCTGATCGATACCGGCCTCGTCGCGCAAAACGGCGGGACGATGTTGGTTAAGACGCGCATCGTACGTTTGAGCGCAACCACCCAACGAGTTCACACGCAAGCCTTCTTCGAAGCTACGACACCGTCCTTTCAGTCGGTTTATTCCAAGTACATAGAACCTGGGGCCACCCTTACCGGTGCGGTCACCCTCACCATGATGGTTGAAGGCACCGCAACCGATGACGTCGTGTGCAGGTATTCTCGATCAGTCTGGTCCCCCGCACCGTAGCCCGATTGCGATTTGACAAAGTAGTCCTCTTGCGCTACGTCTGAACTCCGGAGGTCAAACACAAATGCCGGATGAACAAGAGCCCACGAAGAAAGAGTCGGTACCAGAACAGCCTGCAGTGAAAAGCGAGGCTGCAGCGTCCGAAGCGCCCACAGCTCAACTAGGTGCCAATCGCCAGATGCGGTCCTTCTACGACCGTGAGCTAGCCATGCTCACGGGATACCTTCTCGACAACGTCTCTCCGAAGAACCTGCGGCAGCAGAACGATCTCAATACGACGTTTGAGCAGCTCGACCTCGAGCGGTTTATCCAGAAATCGGGGTCGGTCGATCTCTCGAAAGTAGCAACGCGCCTCACCCCTTATGCCGTAAGTACCGGCGTAGTCGCCTTCGTCATCGAGGCTCTCAACAATCCGATGACGGGCCGCACAGCTCGGATCATCGGAGCTGGTAGTAGCTTCTGGACCCGCCTACTTACGGATCTCGCGCCCGTGCAGTCCGATGGAAAAGGCCGCAAGGAGGCGGTTCCGCAAGAAGTGGTTCCCGCAGAAGTCCCGCCTGCCGACCCACCGCCGTCGAACTGACGCTACATGGAACTCCGTCTTTTTAAGCTTCCACCGAAGAGGGTTCGGGGCACCTACGACCTGAACCACAACAACGTCAGCGACGATTTCCTGCCCGACAGGATGTGCTACTTAGCTGAAGACGCCGCACAGTCCTACCTCGCGATGGACAAGGTGATCGTCTTCACCGACCTCTTCCGATCAGCCGCAGAAAGTTTGGAGGCCCGCGCGAGGAAACGCGGTGTGCAACCGCCGGCCTACAGCGCGCACAATTTCGGTCTCGCCTGGGACGTCGACGTCGATCGGACCCTTCAGCTGAACAAGTGGACCTACGCTGAACTCCTGACTTACATGGAGGCTCGTCAGTGGTGGTGTCACCGCCGCGACGGTAAGCGCGGGATGGAGGACTGGCATTTCTCCTACCTCGGTCCGACGCCTTCCTCGATTCTTTCCCAGATCAACGTCCAGTCTCCAGGAACTTGGGCTCGAGGTGCTGAGCTCGCTATTCAACAACGATACGCCGGCCAGTTTAACCTCACTCCGTCGCAGGTTCAGGCCTGCTTGAAAAGCCTCAAGCTTTACAGCGGCGGCATCGACGGAAGCATCGGCCCTATCAGCATGCAGGGCGTGAACCTTTTCGCGAGGACCTGGGAAGTCCCAGCCGTTCCTGGGAACCCGGTTTTTCAGCGCACACTTGCCTACGTCGCCGCGGAAAAGGTCATCGTGAACACGCCCATCGGGCAGTGATAGACTGTCGGAGTTCACAACCCGACAGGAGACCGTTCTATGCACGCAATCGTTGACTGGTTCAAACTCGGTTCGTACTTCGGAGTACCCCGCTGGGTATTCGCGGCCCTGACCTTGATGGCGATCGTCGAATGGGCGTTGGGCCGATCGAAACACCCACAGGCACGTTCGTTGGCGGCCATGGTCGCAAACGTGCTCCGGTTCCTGGTTGTCAAGAGCAAGGTCGGCATGATTCCGGTTGTCGGCGGTTTGCTCGTCACGATCCTCGAGTTCGTCGCGGGGACGGACCTCGACGGTGATGGTCAGGTCGTCGGAGTGTCACCCACCCCTCCCGCCGTCACCCCCACCGCGAGTGACCCCACCGTCCCGAACGTCACGCCGCCTGAGACTCCCAAGGGCCCATGAACGCCGTCTGGATTCGGCTGAAGCAGGCCGGCAAGATCCTCTGGTGGGTCTTGCCCTTCCTTCTCATCGGAGTCGCCTGGCTCGTTTGGCGAGCCTTGAAGCCGCAGGCCAAGGTAGCCCTGCCAACGGAGGGAGCAGATTTGCTGCAAGCATCCGTCCTCTCTGTCCGGGACTCCATCGCGGCCGTCAACGCGCAGGCGGCAGTTGAAATTTCGGTGGCGCGGACCAAGGACGCCGCCGTTCAGACAGAACTCAAAACCATCCTCGACGACACCGACGCCAAACGTCGACGCCGAGCCCTCATCGCCCTTTCCGGTCGTCTCCAGTGAAGAAGGCACTGGTCTTCCTGCTGGCTCTGGGTTGTAGCGGGCCTGCGGTACAGGCTCGCAAGCCGTTCCGCGTTTCGATGCTTCCGCCCACGATTGAAGTCGAAAGTCTCGCAGAGCCGGCAGGCGCGTTGCAGTTGCCGGCCTCGAAAGGCGAGCGGTTTCCCGACGAACCGATCGATGGTGGTGAGTACTGCGAAGGCGCTGCCCCGAAGAAGGATTGCCGGACCCTGAAGCCAGGCATCCTCATCGACGAGACGCACTACGCGGAGACCATCAGCGATCGATCGACGCGGAAGCGGGTTGAATCCGAACTCGCGATCTACCGAAAGCTCCGTCTCTCAGAACGCGCTGCGGTTGCGAAAGCTGAAGCGGCGTACCAGGAACGCTTGAACGAACTCGAGAACGAGAATTTGGTTTTGCAGCAACCGGATCTTTGGAGTCGTCTTCGATTCCCAGTCGGTTTTCTTCTTGGAGCAACGCTTACGGTTGTGACGGTGTACGCGACCGCTCAAGCAATTCGTTGAGACAGGTTTGGCCGCGAGGGACTTTGTTCTTCTGGAGGGCGCGGAGGAGCAACTGAACCCGTCGGGGAGGTTGGCCCACCAGGTTCACGGCTCCTTCAATCTCCGGCGCAGCGGCGCATCCAGTGATATCAGTGAGGGCCTGGGTGATGGTGGCAACGCGTTCGTCGTAATCGCGACCAACGCCTGTTTTGATGACCTGCTGGCCCCAGTTGTAGTGAGCAAAGAACGCGTGGTCGCGATGGGGGCAACGCCGGGGACGTCTGTTGACCCAGATCACCACGGCCTGGTCACGAAGCTTCGCGAGCATGCGAGCTCCAATTTGGACGTTGAGCTCGATCTCTCGTAGCCGGCGAAATTCGACGCCGCGGACTGGGACGTTCAGACACCGACGGTGAGGCTGCAAGTCAGCTACGATGCAACGGATGCCCATGAGACCCGTGTCGATCGCAATCGTCCCGTCTGGCAGGGGGTGATGCGCGGTTACAAACGGATTCAAGTCGGATTCCCAGATCGCAACGGCAAGCAAAAATTCCGGAGTCAGGTTCGTAGCGATCGAGGACTTTGCAATCGCGCTTGCGATGCGATCGGAATCTTGACGGGTCCGCGTGTTGGCGGAGATCGAGTTACGAATGTCCGCGACCGTTTCTCGCAAACACCCGTTCTCCATCGGAACGACGTGGATCGCGGTGGCGACCCAGAGAAACAGTAAGGCGGCCATGATGATTACTAGCCTGGTGGTAAGAAGTTCGCGACGCGTAAGCGACCATGCGCGTCTTTGATTTCTACGCGCAGTCGTCGTCCCTCTAGTCGTTGCAAATGCGTCCACTCAAACGGCGAACCTTGGAAACGGGTGGCTGTTACGAAAGCCCCCCACCGAACGTCGAACGCGCGTTTCTGAACTGCATACGGGTTGGGAATCACGATCCATTCGTCGATGCGCTGCGGGGTGGGCCCCAGAAGTCGCATCCGAAGATGTACCTTGCAGCTGTGCCCACTGCTGGATGTAGGATCGTTCGCAATGAGACTCGCCCCAACAACCTCACTTTCGTAGATCTCGCCCATCCGTTCCGCGACGTTGCGCCGTCCTTTCACAAGGTCGTACTCGAGCGAACTACCACCGTCGAGGCGGTCCACGTAATGCTGGCCGATTGCCAGCGTTCGGAACGCTGCGGTGATCTGTTCGTCGGACCATCCCAGGAGCACCGCGGTCTGCAAGAAGTCGAGGCAGCGTTCAGACCGCGTACCTTTGACCGCGGGCTGGGCGTAGTAGTTCCACAGCTTGTCATCCATGGTACGGGCAGAACCACCCAGAGCCGGCAGATGACTCGGCGGGAGAATCAGCTTGGGAGCTTCAACCGCCGCGAGCTCGGGCCACGTTGCCACCACGGCCGAGTTCAGCTGTCTGAGAGTGTACCGCTTACTCTCCGTGAGCCAGGCCAGGTAGACCTCGTGGGAATTGACGGCGCCCCATGAAATGGTTTCTGGGATTCGAAGCACGCGGGCGGGGTCGTGGACAGCGTCAGAGCGTAACCCTACCTGTAGCCGTCGGACCGCATCGCGCGTGTCCGTGTTGATCGCTTCAGGTTCCTTGAGGAACCAATACAGATGCACGCCGCGTGCGGTGCGTACACAGGCCGAAGGTTCACAGCCTGCTTTGGCAAGCTTCGTGATCCGGCCCCACGAAAGGTCGATGTTGTCGATGTCGGCGATTGCGGCGGTATAGGCACTGACGTCCTGGTTACGGCCACGGTGTACGAGGCGGGGGTTGACGCCGAAGTAGGCGTTACGCCCCTGTCGATTCGTGCGTTCGATCCATTCGAAGGCGAGTTCAAGATGGCGAGGCTTGATTGGGACCGGCAAGAAGTACGGCGTCAACGGCGGCTCGCCCTTTTTCAGCATCCGAACTTCGCCCCACCCCGGCATCCCGGTCCAGAGGATGTTCAACAGTCGAGCGGCGTCGTTAGCTGGCATTCGTGTTTTCCTTTGGGGCGAAGTACGCGTCGAGAGCAGCAATCGGCGTCGGAGATTCAGCCTCAGTTCCCCAACGTACCCACCCGGCGCTGTAAGGCGTAGGGTTGGCGCGGGCGAAGAGTTCTGCGTAGGGGCCGGGGCTTTTCCGCGCGATCAGTTCGTATGCCCACTCCGGTTTCCGCGAGTGCGCGATCCACGGCGAAACGAAGCTCGTGCGTTCGTTGTTCGGCGCGTTGGTGCGGAGCTTGCCCCGGACGGCGAAGAGGATGTGCTCGGTCGAGTTGCGGTAGTAATTTCCGACGCCGAGACGTCCGGTCTTCGTCCACGTGAGAATCGTTGTAGGTCTGAATCCCCACGCCTTGCACACGATACCTGCAGCGCCCGAAGCTAGGAAGAAATTCGTTGTCCACAGGTACAGGTGGGCGTTCGCCGTCACGATCTGGGCGACGGGCATCCCGACGATCGCGTCAAGAGGAAGCGTTGCGTAATGTTTTCCGGCGGCGCCCTTCGCCGCTTGGTTTCCGTATTGCCAAGGTGGGTCAGCCACAATCGTGACGAAAGGCGGGCCCGCGGTTACGACCGGCTTTGCCGCACCGTTCGTAAGGGGTGGGAGTTTCAGCAGCCGCCCGAGCGGATCTTGCCGTACGACCGGGAGGTCTTGCAGGGCAAGCAGGGCGCCGGAACTTTCCAGCGCGCGGGCGATGATTGCCCGGAGCGACACTTGGTAAGGCATGTCAAGGCCGAGGGCTTCCTTGCACCCTACTGGTGCGTCGAGCGTAGGGAATACCGGTGTGAGGATTTCTTCGTTCTCTTGCCACACAGCTTCGGCCAGGACGTTGAGCTTGCCTTGTTCCACGGGTTACACCTTCTGCCAGTCGCGGGAAATGGCGGGGTCAGCCTCGAGCATCACGTGCCCGGCCGGCCCCTCGATCTTGTGCGTCATCTTCTCTTTGATGATCTGTGCGATCGTCTCGGCATCCGCCTCGTCGCACTCAGCAACGATCTGATCATGGACATTGAGGATCACATGTGCTGTTGGAAATCGCTCTCTGAGGATCTCGTCGATCGCTAGTAAAGACAGGTTCTGAAAATCTCCTGCCGCGAACTGAATCGGGTTGTTCGAGGTCTTCGTGATCTCGACGGGCACCACGGGGTGAAATCGCTTTCGGCCCAACGGAATGATGTCCTGGTAGCCGAGCTTGTTCGCCCGGTCCCATTCGCGTTCGCACCACTCCCCGATCTCAGGGTAGTGCCTGTCGAAGTTCCGGGCGATCATGGCGATGAAGGCCGGCGTCAACGTACTTCGGACCGCCGCCGGCGTGTCCGGGTCGTTGCGTAGGTTTTCGCAGATCGTCTCTGGCGACGCGCGGTAGTTCCTCGCGTACACGACGCGCTTCGCGATGTCGCGAAGGTTTTTCCAAGCTGGTGACTTGGGCACGAGATTCGTGAAACTTGGCCCGAAGACTTCTGCACAAACCTCGTTGTGGACATCACGTGTTGGGTCGGCGAAGATTTCGATGAGCTTCCGGCACCCTGACAAAGCCACGATGACCCGGTACTCGATTGCCTTCGAGTCCGCGCCGACCAGCGTCCGCCCCGGCTTCGTCATACAGATCGCACGGAGCGGGTGGGGCCAGTTCTGCAAGTTTGGATTTTCCGACGACCACCGGGAGCCGACAGTGCCGTAGCTTTTCCATCGGATGTGCAATCGTCCGTTGTCGTCTACGAGGTCGGGAAGCTTTGAAACAAACGTCGCGAGCCGCTTGGCTGTCTCGTCGAACTTCACGAGCGCCCGGACCGCGTCGATGTCGAGATGCTCGACCATCGCCGCAACGCCCGTGGCAGGCTCACCACGTTTCTCGGTGTAATGTCGCACCGGCAGCTTCAACCGTTCGTAGAGCAGCTCTTTGCGGTGGGCAGGCTTGCGGGGTTCGAACTCGGGCCACTTCAGCTGGCTCCGGATGAAATACAACGCACTGTCGCGCTTGGTTCGTAGCTTCTCGGCGATGGCAATTCGCCGTTCCTCGTTGATTGGGATACCGACTCGGCCCATTCGTCCGGCAAGTTCCATCAGCCGAGTTTCGAGCTCCGCGATGTGGGTTTGGCCTCGCTCCACAATTCGGTCCATCAGGATCGGCGTCAGCTTCTGCGTCGCGAGCGTATCCTTCGCGTTGTAGTGCAGGAGCCGGTCGAGCGTCCCGAGTCCGGCCCGTTCAACTGATCGGTACTCTACCTTCCAGGGTTCGATGTCGAGGAACTGCTGACTGACGAAACCTAAGTCGTGATCGATCTCGGGATCGGTCACGTGATGGTTGACGAGGTTGTCGTAGATGGGGCCCGCTACACCAAGGCCATGGCGCAATAGGACCTCGACGTCGTAGCTCGCGTTGAAGAAGATTTTTGGAATGTCCGGCGCTTGCATGACCGCGCGACAGGCGGCGAACAGCCGCTGGGTCTGTTCGTGGCCGATCGAACCGTCGGCAATGAAAGCAAGCGCCTCGTCCGACGGGTAGAAAGAAATGCCGAGCGCGTGCAGCTTACAAGTGTACTGATCAAGTGCGTCTCGCTTCCCAACCCCGTAGCATTCCGTGTCTACCGCCGCGGCCCGTTTCATCCGGAAGTTCTCGTCGAGCCAGTTAACGGCCTGGTCGACGGAGAAGTTGCCGCCGCCGTTCGGGAGAATCTTGTAGAGCGTTCCAGTTGGTGCCCAGCCGTCACGCGCGATTCGCACCGCGCGCTGCATGTCCGCCACGACGACTTCGTGGTAGTGCTGCGCTCCGCGAAGTAGGAAGGCAGGGTGATAGGTCGGGATAAAATACGCCTTCGTACTGAAGGCTTCCGGATCGAACGCGAGAGCGGGTTGGCTCATGTCGGTTGCGTTCCTGAACTCGGCGTCCCGGCCCCGGCCAGATCGATCACGTGAACGGCGCCGCGCCGGCCCTTCATCGAAGCTTTGGAATCGTAGACGGATCTGATCGCCTGGCCTCCAAGCCCGATGATCACGATGGGGCGCACGATTCGCAGCTCGGCCTGCAAACGAGACCGGCAATGCTCTGCGGCGATCTTGACTACCTTTTCTGGATTCAACCGGACGCCGTTCACAGTGGCCGACTTCGGTTTGCACAGGGCGCTGTTCGTGATCCAAACCTCATGGCGGCTTATGCCGGCCTGCTCGAGAAAGACGTTGAGCAGCTTTCCAGACAACCCTACGAACGGGCGACCATCTTGCGCTTCACGACCGCCCGGCGCTTCACCCACGAGCGCGATCCGTGCGCGCGGATTTCCTTCGGGCGGTACGATCCGTTCACCCTGCAAGGGGCAGTGCGTGCAGTCCGGCTGTGCGAGCAGCCCGCTCACGAACTGATGTACTGCCCCGCTCTCATCGTCCATCCGGCACGACCCATCTGCTGGCTCTGCGAACTGAAACCGTTACCCCACCCCGAGCAGAGTCTCGGGATGGGGTCTGTCAACAGACGGTCGGGCTACTTGGCGCCGACCGGCTTGGCAGGCGGGGCCGCGGGCGAAGGCCCACCGAATCCCGGTGCGGTCCCGGGAGCACCGGGCCAGCCCACATTCGGGTTCCAGCCTTGGCCCTGTTGACCACCGTTCGGCGGGGCGGCGAACCCGGCCTGCGGCGGTGGGGCGAAGCCAGTCGGCGGTGGCGCTGCGTACCCACCGGCTGTCGGGGGGCCACCTTGCGTCGCCGGCTGTTCGTTGCCGACCCGGTTGTAGTTCTTGCCCTGGTACATCTCGTTCGAGATGGTGGCCCGGATGACGCGCCCGAGGAACTGCGAGTCATCGAAGTCCGCCATTTGTTCCTTGGGCACCCCGCAAGCCGCGATCAGCTTGGCGATCCGGAACCCCGCCTTCTGTTGCAGCGAGTAGGAGCTGAAGAGCTTCTTCCCCGCGTACTCGGGCGAGCCGTTCGGGCCGTCGAGCAGCTCGAAGTTCACCGTCAGTTTCAGTTCCCCGGAAGCCTTCGCGACTTCCTGTCGAACGTCGATGATCCGCAAGGTGTACTCGCCCGGCGGATATGGATCGAAGCCCTTGTCCTCGATTTTGCTGAAGTCCAGAGGTATGCGTGCCATGGTCTCTCTCCGTTGTCTTTCTGTCAGTTCGCCTACCCGATCACCGAGAAGCACGATGCGATCCCGGTCGGGGAGGTTTTTTCTCTAAGCTAAGGTTTTGTGGGAACGGGTTCGCCGATATAGGGGCCAATCCGTTCTGCGATGGCACCGAAGTGCGAAACAATCAGGCCATCGGCAAAGGCGTTTCCGAACCGGCCCCCAGCGGGAGCGCCATCGATCGGAATGGTTCGGAGAAAGAATTGCGCGGCGTACTGACCGTTGGGGGCTCGTGAAGTCTGTACGTGCGAACGCACGATCAGGTCACACGCGCCTGGCAACTTGGAACTCGTCTTGCCGTAGAGCATCGGCCGGTACCCGATGACCTTGCCCTCGTCCCCCTTGTCGGGTTCCTCGTTGGCGATCCAGACGACGTGCATAGGTAAGGCACGCAATGTGGGCAGCAACCACTTCTGCAGGTGGGAGTCGAGCATGCCCCAGTCGCGTTGGTTCATGGGCTTCTCACCGTTGTTGGTGAGCTCCTGAATCACCTGATCCGCGTAGTAGGTGACGGAATCGACGACCACGGTGCGCCAGCCGCGGGTGGCTGCGTTCGCCCGGACGAAGGCGACGGCCTCTTTCATCTCCTTCAAGTTTCCAATCTGGATCACGTCGACGTCGAAGAAGCGGAGCGACGTGTCGCCACCTTCCGTGCCTGACGAAAGAAAGATCGGTTTTGGAAAAGTTGCGGCTAACGAAGTCTTGCCGGAACGGAGCGGACCGTACACGAAAGTATGGAGCGGCCGAGGGGCCATCTGATTGGATTTTTGTACGACGGTCACGGAGTGCCTCCCTGCTTTGTAGGGGGTTTCTTCCACGAAGAAATTTCGTAGAGGTTTTCCTGCGCGCCATGCGACGAGCAGAAGTCGAAATACTTGCAGAGGCCGTACCCACGGGGGCTTTTGCATACGCCAAAGTTCATGGGCCAGCTCTCGATATCTTGGGCTAGGGGTCCTTTCGCATTGAGGTCAATCTCGACGACAGCCGGAGTGATTTGCGCGATGAACCGGTCGACGTCGGCGTCGCTGATCGCGATATCAACCCGACGGCACTCAGGTTGTTTCGTCTTCGTGATGACGTTGATGATGAAACCGTTGAGCTTACCGAGAATCGCGTCGAGGCCTTGCTGGCGCCAGAGGTACGCCATCAACAAGAACTGGCCGTCCATCTTGTACCCCTCGGTGAGATCGTAGGACATCTTCGCCATGCACTTGTGGTCGACGATGTAGACGCCGTCGGGGCAAGGGCCGTAGGGATCGGGAGGCGCACCAGCAGCCTTCTTGCGGATCACCAAGTCGAAACGACATGAGAGCTGTGCCGTGTGTTCCTTTTTCTTCTTCGGCAGCTTGGCCGAGACCGTGCCGATGACCTCGCGCTCGACGGCACGAATGTCCCAATGCTGTGCCTCTTCTTGCTGGTAGATTGCAAAGTAGGCTTGGAGTAACCGGGCAACTTCCTGCGCAACATCAGGAATCTCATTCGCTACAGCGAACAGTGGCTCGTAGGTCTTCTGCCCGCCGGTCAGGTAGTGTGCGGCCATGCACGCGTGAAAAAGCGTGCCAATATCGAGTGCCGGCGACTGCCTCTTCGGTCGCATCTTCTTGATGGACTCGAGGTAGTACATGCGACGGCAGATGGCGTAGGTCGAGATCTTCGACCAGCCACGGACGCTGGGCCCGCCGAGGTACTCCTGGCCGCCGAGCTTGGCGTCGAGGATGTCCGCTACGTGCGGCTTGACGGTGTCCAGATCTTGCGCGAGTGCTTGTGGTAGTTTAGCCATCGAATTCGAAGGACTCCTTTGCAGCCTTCGCCTGGATTGCTGCGATGAACGTATCCAGGTCGTCGATCGGAGCGCTTGACGCCCCAATTATTTTGGCAAGAGCTTTTCCGTCATCAACCAGACCCACGGTCGCCGTGGCGTCTGCCTTCTTGCTTATCGCTTCGAGCAACGACTCGTCAATGGAATTCTTCACGACGACGTAATTTACGTGGACGGAACCTTGTTGCCCGCCGCGGTGCAGCCGACCTTCGGCTTGCAGCAGCACGAGCGGCTTCCAGTAGAGATCGCTGATCACCAGCTCTTGCGCCGCAGAAAGTTGATTGATCGATTCAGACGCTGACGCGAGTGTCGCTACGAACGCTGCGGGCGACTTGTGATCCGCAAAGGCTTGTGCCGCGCTGATTCGTTTGGCGATCGGCACTTCCCCGTTGATTGGACCGAAGACGTCGATCTTCGCGAACTTCAGTTCGTCAGCGATCGTTGCTGCGGAATTCTTGAACCAGGTGAAGACGACGACCTTTCCGGCAGCTAACGCGGCTTCTTTCGCGATCGAGATCGTAGTTGGCAGCTTCAAGCGCGAGAGTAGAGCAAGCAATTTCGTGATCTGTACGAGCCGTTCGTTACCGACCCCGGCGGGGAGACCGGTTCCTTCCGCCGCCAAGAACTTCCGGATGTCTTGCTCGGCTGCCTTGTACTGTTCGTATTCCTTGGCGCCGCCTTCCTCGAGTTCGATCTCGGTGCTCTGCCGCATGATCGGTGGTAACTGACTCAAGACCTCTGCCTTCGTGCGTCGAATGAGTAACGTCTCGAGTCGGGCTTTGAGTTCTCCGTTGTGCGTCTGTTCCTGGTAGATCCACCCATGCTCGCCGTGAACACCGCCGCAGAAATGGATCCCAAACTGGTGCCGGCTGCCGAATGCGTCTGGTGCCGCTAGGTTCAAGATCGGCCAGAGATCGATGCGCTTGTTTTGAATCGGCGTTGCCGACAACACAATGCGTTTGCGGATCTCCTTGAATCGCGAGATCGACGCGGCGGCCCGACCGCGTTGCGTTCGTGGAGACGCGTTGTGCGCTTCATCGAAGACCACGGCCCGGGGCCGCATGAAATTGAAGATCCACGGAAGCCAGGCGTTCAAGATGTCGTAATGACAGAAGAACCAGCGGCTCTCGGCTTCCTGGAAAATCTCCGGGCCGGCGTTCTTTCGCGACTCGAGCGGGATGACGTCGTGGCCGAGCCACTTCATCGTCTCGCCCTTCGGACCGCACCAGACGCTCTTCGTCAAGAGTGTGCCAACCACCAAGACCGGGGCTAGCCCTGTTGCGTAGAGCGCCGCCAGCGCTTGGATGGTCTTACCAGTGCCGAGGTCGTCCGCGTTGACGAGGCCTGGCTTTGCCGCGGCGAATCTTAGGAATTCCAGCTGGTAGGGCCGCAACGCCCCGAGCAACGAGGACGCGTCCAGGTTCGGGGGCTGTTGGCCCCGACGCCAGAGTTCGGGATCGTTGTAGACAATCCTGAACCGAGGGTCGGTCTCAACGAGCGAATGATGAATCAGCATCCGTCCGTTCTCGACGAGGACCCCAGGAAGGTCCGTAAGGACGGTTGTGTCGTCGTCAGACGCGGCGACGAGGTAGTACCACCCCGGTCGGCCATCACTGGCGACTTGTACTTCCGAAGACACGATTGCGCTTACGCTCGTTGAGTTCGAGGCCACGTCCGAATTTGTAGGTAGCACACGCCGAAAGTTTTCGTCAAGAAAGTCTTGCAAGGTTTTTCAGTTTTGTTTACGGTGCAAATCGGACGTGGCCGCTCGAGCGCAAGCACGAGTTGCAAGGAGGTTCCTTTGTCTGATCATTACGACCCCGCAGCAGTACCGGCTCAAAACGCGTACTCAATCTTTCTAAATCGCCAGAAGCTGCCCTTCATTGAGACATTCAGCGACAAGCTGAACAAGGTTCTCGGTGGTGGGCTACGCGCGACGGGGACGTACGTGTTGACCGGTGGTCCTGGCGCGGGAAAGACTACTTTCGCCTTGCACCTAGCCGACGCTGCGATCGACGCTGGCTACCCGGTAATCTACGTCAGCGCCGAACTCCTACCGCAGCTGGTCCTTGCTCGGTATGCGTCACGCAAGCTTGGGCTTGGTTGGTTGGAAGTCGTGGACCTTGAGGATCCCGAGAAAATAGCGCAATACGAGTCGTTTGCTCGAAGCCGCGGCGACCTATTGTGGATTCTCGATCCCGAACAATCCGCGCGATACCAGGATCACATTGTAGCGATCCGCCAATACTTAGACGGCTTGGCCGGCTTTCGCGTACCGGTTCTGATCATCGTTGACTACATCCAAGATCTCGCTCAGACGCGGATCGTTCATGGTAAAGATCCGCGGGCTGCTGTAGCCGAGCTCTCGCGAGAGATTCGCACTTTCGCGCAGCAGCAGTTCTGTCCCATCCTTGTGGTCTCGTCGACGAGTCGATCGTTCTACAACGGCGAAGACGAGAAGAACGACGCGTCCTTGATCGCTTCAGCGAAAGAAGCGGGCGAGATTGAGTACAACGTGAACGCCGTGATCTACTTGCGCCGCCATTCAATCGGGCAGCAAGTGAATATTGAAGCTGTCATCGCGAAGAACCGTTTCGGAGAACACCCACTCTCGGTTGTCTTCGGCACCGACCCAAAGACCGGCGAAATCTACGATAGCGAGATCCAGGGCGACTTCTTGAAGATGTCCGCGCTGATCATGCGTGTCTACGAACTGATCAAGGTGAACCCGGGCAAGTTCACGAAGGCGGCGGGGATTGGGAAAACCTTGGGCATCAAGATCCACGACGCGCAGCACGCAATCGATGCCTTGCTACAAGGCGTGTTGACGTATCAGATCTGCGAAGGGTGGCACGGTCAGCCGGGCTACTTCCCCTTCGAGGGGGCTGCAGTCGAAGCCTTGGCGTGACGAGCACGCAGTTCCCAGAGTGCCGGCAACGGAGAGACCACTACACTGCGTACGCCGATTGCTCCCACTTGAGCAACACCAATCCAATGGTCGTTGTGATCTTTTAGCGCGAGCTCAACGAGCAAGGCGGGGCCTGATCGTTGCGCGATGAAGTCGCCTGCTTCGAGACTTTGCCAAACCTGTTCAGTCATGGTGTTCCTTCGGGGTAGATCCTGCAGAGCCAGCAGGTGCGTCGAGTTTTGCTTCTTGTCTTTCCTTGACCTCGTTGATCCACAATGGTACCAATAGTTGCCGCCTGCGGGAGAGAGACCCGTTGCAGTAAGACCAGCGCCCGATCGTTGAAGGCCACGTCCATGACCTACAACATTGTGCGCCGCAGCTTACGGGGCGGCTTCTTTCATTCGCCCTTGTGGACCGGCAACCCGGCCTGGGCAATGAACAAAGACGGTTTGCCCTCGAAGACCCCCGTCGCCGTTACGACCTTGTCGTAGAACGACGCCTGGAAGCGTTTGCGGGCGCGAGTCAGGCAAACGTACGCCAGTCGGCGTTCCTCGTCGGGGTCGGGGTTCAGCGCGTGCGGAAGGATGCCCATGTTCCAGCCGACCCCGTAGACATGGTCCCATTCGAGACCCTTGGATTTGTGGATGCTTGAAAGCACGACCGCGTTCGCATCCCGATTCTTGCGGGCACCTGCGGCCTTCGCAACAATGTCGTCGACGAAGTCGAGAAAGTTCGAGACGTCTGAGAACTCATCGGCGAGATCGACGAGTTGATGGACGTTCGGCGCCTTGCCCCCTTCAGGATCCGGGCCACCTTCGCCCTCTTCGAGATTGAGGTACGCGAGGTACTTCGTCTCGCTCAGGATGTACTCGAGAATCTCTTTGGGCGGCTCGTCCTTGCTAACCATCTGGTTCAGGTCGGCAAGCAACAAGTAGAAGTCGCGAACCGTCGTTTCCTGTTGGGGCTTGAAGCCGTTGTAGTTTCGGAGCACGTCTAGGAATGCAACACCTTTGTTCCGGCTGTGGTCCTCGATATCCGAGATCGATGCCTTACCGATGTAGCGGAACGGTGCGTTCAACGCTCGCTTGACGTTCGATTCATCTGGGTCGCGAAGTGCGGCTACGCGAAGGTAGGCGACAAGGTCTTTCACTTCACGACGCTCGAAGAAGTTCATCCCACTCCAAACCGTGTAGGGAATCTGCGCGTTCATGAGCGCCCGTTCGAGCGGGATCAGCAGCCACGTTACTCGGTAGAGAATCGCGATGTCTCGCGGCTGTGCGCCGAGTAGCAACTTGGTTTTGATGTCGGCGGCGATTGCCAGAGCTTCCGCCTCAGCATCAGGAAACTGCACCGCCTGCGCAGAAGCCGGGTCATCAGGAGCTCCAGGTGCCGGCAAGGTTGCGCCGGTCAAGTTCCATTCCTTGTCTACGACCAGGTTCGTAGCAAAGTTGCAGATCTGCACCGTGGAACGGTAGTTGACGGGCAAGGTCAGCAGCGTCGAGTCCTTCGCGGCTTTCAGGAAGTCTTTCGGCTGCGCGCCTCGCCACGAGTAGATCGACTGACAAAGATCACCGATCAACATGAGGTTGTTGTGCTTCTTGGCGAGCAGCTCGACGATCGCGTTCTGTACCCGCGAGGAATCCTGAGCCTCGTCCACGAGCAGGTAGTCGAAGCGGCTTTGCCACTTCGCCAGGATCTCGGGATTCCGAACCAACGTGAGCCAAGCGAGGACGAGCATGTCTTCGAAGTCGACGATCTTCTCCGCGGTCCTGAACTGTTCGGCAGCTTGAAAGACGTCGACGTACAGGTTCGCGAGCCACGGCTTGTCGGCGAACCGCTTGAACAGCTCGATGATCTCCGGCTTGTACTGCGTCCCGACTTTCGGGTGAAGGCTGAGACAATGCGCTTTCGCGAGGCCGATCAGCTTGCGAGCGATTGAAGGGTCGAGCCCGCGGCGCTTGAACTGGAAGTTGATGACCGTTTTGACTTGGTAGTAGGTCTTCGTCTCGTTGACCGTCAGCTGGGGCCCGTCGAACTCATGCCCATCGTTCTGGACGATTTCCCAGCAGAGCGAGTGCAGCGTTCCGATTCGAAGATCCTTTGGGAACCCAAAAGTCTCCCCGCGTTCCTGCATCTCCCGAGCGGCGTCCTTCGCAAACGTGAACGCTCCGATCCTTCCAGGTGGCACGCCGCTCATCAGCAGGTTCAGCATCCGCAGGACTACAACGCGGGTCTTCCCGGACCCGGCGCAGGCCGCCAGCACACTAGGGCCCTGCAGGTGGTTGATCGCCTTGAGCTGGTGCTCGTTCAACGAGTTGAAAACGTCGTCCTTCCTGCCGGCTCTGGGGAGATTCATCGTTTACCTCAAGGGGACATCAGGGTTCGGGCGAGAGTGCAAAGAGTACCGAGGGCGACCCAAAACCAAGTAATTTTCCCCCATGTTAGCCAAGGACCAGGGACGTTAACCTCGGGGGTAGACGCCTCGTTCGGGAACGGATGACGAACGTTCCAGCCGGCGAGCTGATAGGCGTTGAACCGATCTTCCGTGTGCTTCCGGAGCCAATGGTGGCCGTAGTCTGCTACGTCGTAGATATGACAGGCAGTCTTGCCTTCGTGGATGCGGGTTCCACGTCCGATTCGTTGGATCGCTTCGATTGCACTGGAACCGCCGCTAGCGATGATGACCGAAGCGACTTCGGGAATGTCGACGCCTTCGTAGAAGACAGCTGTAGCGACGATGACTTTTGTCTCTCCGCTCCGCGTTCGCTCGATGACCCCTTCGCGTTCCTTGGTTGAGCAGTCGCCATTGACCAGCTCCACTGCGTTGTCCGAGGCTAGAGCCGCCTGGATTCCTTCCGTCAGCAGTTGAGCGTGTGCGCGTTTCTTGGCGAAGACGATCGCCGGCTTGGGGGCACGGACGGCAGCCTGAATGATCGCCGTGTTGCGATCGTGGCTGTTGACCACCGCTTCGTCGTAAAACTTCTGCCAATCCGCAGAACCGCTGAACCAGGGCAGGGCGACCGGTAGCCAGTGGAATACAAGGTCGGTAAGGAACCCTTGTTCGACGAGTTCTTGTGCTCCTACTTCGTGGATGACTGGACCGAACAAACCGATTGTTTGAATGTCGCGCGTGTCGGTACGTAAGAGCGGTGTTGCGCTGAGCCCGATCCGGTAGTACGCCTTCTCGGTATTTACGAGACATGCCAGAGCCGTTGCAGTCGGTGCGCGATGGACCTCGTCGACGATGAGGCCACCAATCCTGTCGAGAATGTAGGATGCAAAGCGATGGCTGCGGAACGAGTCAAAGGTCGCACAGACGATGCGGGCATCGTCAAGGCGGTCTACCCCGCCGCGGATTTCAGCGACGGGTTCACTTAGAAGTTCACGGAGCTTCTTCGCGGTTTGCGCCACGAGATTCGGACGATGTACGAGGTAGAGCCAGGCGACTTCGGCGCCGGTACACAACCCCGCGGTCATGAGCGTTTTCCCCGCTCCGGTTGGCGCAGAGAGAATCCCACGCGTTGCGAGGAATCCGGTTTCAACGGCCTCGCCTTGGTAGGGCCGAAGAAACTTCGCCAGTGCTTTTGGTTCGGCTACGGGCTCACGTTCATCGATGAGTTGACAGTGGAGTTCCTTCGCCACGTGCCCAGCGATACCCGAGAGGAACGAGCGGCCGTCGACGTTGCACAACCCTGGGCCCCCTTCGAGCGGAGATTCCAGGCCCTTTACGAACTCGAGGACCCGCGTGGGGTCCCCGTCGATCGAGGTCCAGACGTTATTCAGACGGAGTACCGACATGGTGCCTTTTCAATCGTTGAGCGAGTCGTAGGTTTCCTGCGCGTGTTTCGCTAGCCTCTTCTCCTTGAGGGGCTCCGCATTTTTGCCGTACTGCAGGCGTCGGGCGTATTTGACGTAGTGCGATTTCGGGGTGGGGTCAGCTTCGCTCACCAAGCCCGCGGCCTTCTTTTCTTCACACTTCACGCACCCCGGCGAGAAGAAACGTGCTGGTGCGGAAGGTGGCTTCCCATTGCGGTGCCAGGAACAGAGCAGCGCCGACGGGCTGCGGTAAGTTGGGCTCCTCACTCGGGAAGCGGCGACCCTATTCGGAGTTTCTTGCGGTGGTTTGTGGCTTCGTTGAATGCGTCCAGACACGTGATCAAGTACCTCGCGAGAACGAAGTCGGGCGTGTTCGAAAAGTTTTCAAGGGAGTGTCGATTCAAAAGAGTTGTGAGGTCTCGTTCGAAAAGGGCCAGACGCCCTTCTTTCGTTATCGTGGGTGTCTTTGTACTGGCGTGTTGCTTGGCTTTTTTCTTCATCAGTACCTTCTAAGCAGGGTGAACAGCCGGGTGGTCCTGCGCCAGCAGAGCTCGAATGGCGCTGAGCGCGCTGATCGCCGACGTAGGCATTTTCTGAATGTCCGCAAGCCCTTTGCCTTCGACGTCTTTCGTTTCGTTACATTTGCTACGGACAGATCGCCAGCTGAGCCACTTGACTCCGAACTCGCAGAGGCTCGCTATGTTGTTTTTTGTCGCCCACCGGCTAGTCCCCGAAACTGTTTTCCGTAATAGGACCGCAACCAGTGAGACGCGTACGTAGCCGCTGGAGGCGAACAGTTCGTCACGGTTGTCTGAAACTCGTGCCATGGTTACCCTTTCTATACGATGCTGTCCCAGTTGTCAATCTTTTCATAAGTTGTTTAACGCGTAAATGCGGAAGAACCTGTTACACTCGGAGAGCGATGCTTCGTCAGCCAGCCGGTCGGCAGCTTGAGACCAACCCGGAAACGCGGCACGCCTACGAAGGCGTCACGCCGCCGAAGTATGCGGCGATGCTGAAGGCTTTCATCGAGTTGCCCGATCCAACAATCCGTTCGATCGCAGAGCGCTCCGGCGCCGGCAAGAAGATGGTGAACCGGGCGTTGACGGAAGGCTGGCCGAAGCTCGGCTTGCCTCCGTTGGGGGAGGCCGGGCTCGCGCTCACGAACCCGGTTGAAGTTCATAAGCGGATGACGGGAATGTACGACGCCAAGAGGGAAATTGTCGAGAACCTCTTCGGTGATCTGCCGTCGCAGATTCAGGAGGCCGAGCTTCTGCCGCCGGAAGTTGTCGACGAAGCAAACGCTCGCGCTGCCGAGTCCGGCATGGCCGCGCGGGTTTCGATGTCGACGGCAACCTACACGGCGCGGGCCGTCGAGGCGATAGCGCGAATCTTCCTCGAGAAGATTCGGAATGGAGACATCGAGGTCCCCGACAAGATCAGACCGGAGCATGTCTTCCTACTCACCAAGATGGCTGATGCTTCGGCGAACACCGTTCACAAGGCGTTGCAGACCGAGCGACTGCGGCTTGGACAGCCTGAGACGATCGCCGGCACACAGATCGCACAGATCATCGTCAACGCGACGCCGGCGGAACTTGAACATATCGCCCGCACCGGGTCTCTTCCTCCACGGATCATGGGCGTACCGCCACCGCAGAGCCCGCGGGATTTGCCAGCTGAAGACGAATGAGCGACGACCCGACCAATCCTCGACCGCCTTCTGGGTGGGTTGAACGGGCGGTACGTGACTTCGACATCATCGAAGCCAGACGCGTCCGGGGGCGAAACTCTCGTGCTGAGCGAGCTAAAGCAGAGACGGCGGTGAAGATCCAACGTCACGAAGAGGCTCAACTACAGGCTGAGCAGGAGATCGTGAACCAGGCTAAAGCTACGGCGGCGACCAAGGCTACTGTTGCGGCAGAGAAGGCCGACCCCACGAAGATCCCCATCACCGCGTTGCAGGACGCAGAGCAGATCCAGGTCTCCGCGATGGCGAAGATCGTTCACCGGATTCGGATGGCCCAGAAAGACCCGGCGGCCTTCATCGAGTTCGCGATTCGGACTCCTATGGGTGAGGAGATCCATCTCGCAAAGTTTCATCACGAATGGCTTGCGGCTTTTGAGTCCCACCCGCTGACGCTCATCGAAGCGCCGCGGAGCCACGGAAAGACTTCGATCGTTGTTGCTTACGCTCTCTGGCGGCTTGGACGGAACCCGAATCTCCGCATCAAGTGCGTCTGCCAGAACGACAACAAGGCGAAGGAACGTCTCTACGAATTTCGTATGAACCTGGAAACCAACCCGGCTTTCAAGCTGGTGTTTCCGGACCTCAAACAAGCGGACGTAGGCGACTGGACGAAGACCAAACTCTATGTCGAACGTACAGCTCGGACCCGCGATCCCTCATTCGAGGCGGTTGGAATCATGACTGCGATCACGGGTGGCCGTATTGACCTGTTGCTCTGCGACGACGTCTGCGATCTTCGAAATAGTATTCTCTACCCCTCGATGCGAGAACAGGTGAAACAGAAGTTTCACGGCGAAATTCTGGGTGCTCTTGAACCTGACGGTCAGATTGTCTACATCGCGACGCCGTATTCGACCAACGATCTGACCGCGGTGCTGAAGGTGAACCCCGAGTGGAAGTATCTTCATTACGGGATTGGTACCGACGACGATCCGATGAAGCCGCTTTGGCCCGAGAAGTGGACGCGAGATCTTCTAGCTGAACGTCGACGGCAGATGGGTTCGATTGAATTCGATCGCGCCTTCAAGTGCGTCGCCTTGAGTGGGAACACCGTACCCTGCCGGCCCGACTGGATCCGGTACTACACCGCAGAGTTGATCGGCGATCCCGAAGATATGATCTGCATCAACGGCTACGACCTCGCGATCTCCAAGAAGTCGTCGGCGGACTATTTCGCGTGCGTCACGGTCCTGTTCGACCCGAAACGAAACCTCATTTTCGTCGCTGACGCCTACAAGGATCGTTACAGCTTCGCGGAGCAAGGCGTGCGGGTCATCGAAGACTTCAAGCGGTGGAACAGCGACAAGCTTGTGATCGAACGCGTCGGCCTGGGCGGTGGGCTTGAAAGCTTCTTAACCGAGAAAGCGCCTGGGCTACCGATCTACCCGTACTACCCCCGAGGGGATAAGCAGCGTCGGTTCATGGAAGTTACGCCTCTTCTCGAAGAAGGGCGAATCTTCTTTCACCCCAACCTCGACCCTGCGAGGAACGTACTGATCTCCGATCGAGGAGATTTGATTTCTGAGCTGCTCGAGTTCCCGATTGGGCGACACGACGATCTCGTCGACGCTTTCGTCACGGCGATTGCCGGGCTCGGTGAGTACAGGATGCCCGATTCTTCGGAATCGGACTGGGATGAGGGCGACGGAACTCGAATCCGAATGACGGTCATCGGCTAGCCCGATCCGCTCCGCCAGTACTTGTCACGAACGGTGACCCCAACGTGGTGTGGATACTCCGGCTCGCTGGTCTCTGGGCCGACAGGTGACGTAGGATCAACCGGTAGATCATGTAGCCCCGCGGCGATGAATGGTGGAACCACGTCGGGCATTTCACGGATCGTGACGCTGCCGTAGTTCGCCGCGCTTGAGTCGTTGAAATTCCAGAGCAACGAGTCCCGGCGAAAGGACCGGTAGTAGCTCCTTTCCTCTCGAGACTCCAGAAGGCGCGAAGCTGTGACGTACGCTTCGGCCAGTTCACGCGTTGAGAACAACGCAACGATTGCTTCATGCTCCGCGTTCGCAAAGTTCCCGTTGGCCAGGATGGTGAATATGCCCGAGCCACCGGACTTTTGTGGTCCCATGTTTCGTTCGATCCATTTTTCTACTCTCATGGCTTTGGCTCCTTCGTTTC